GCTTGTTGCTTCATCCTTCATCGCTTTCTCTCCCAGAAATTTTGCTTCTTGTTCCAATTTTTTGCGCTCTTTGTTGAGCGCTTCATAATGTTTAGGGTGTTTGAATACGAACATTTTAGTGTTGTCCGTATTCAATGTTTTTTACTTCAGGGTCCCAGCATGCTCGGCAATCACCGCAGCTATTGTCCTGGTCAGGGGCCGGACAGGTTCGACTCTTCGTTGAGACTGTCGACGTATTCGGCCAGCTCATGACTGGGCCCTGATCAACCATTGGAGAACTAAATCTTATAACTAAATTATCCGGGCAGCTGGTCAGGTGGTCCTTGATCCAGGCCTCCCGAGTCGGCATCCAATGACGCTTCTCAGGTGTTAACCTGCAGACCTCATAAATTTTCTCCAGGTGCTGGAGATCCTGCACATCGCCGCTGTCATGCCATCTAAACACATCAGGCTTTTTTGAATTGATAAGAGCTGCCATTGCTTCAACCCAGTATGGATTCTTTATAGCGTCCAGCCTCTTATATTGAGCTTTCTGTACAGTACTAAATCTATACATACCCTTCAGGGCATAGCATGCCGCACAGACAGAATTTTTAATTAATCGTAACTTGCTGCCGGTCTTGCATTCCTTAGCTGGAATACCAATTGACCATCCAGGCATTTTTGAGGGCTTACTAAGTCCACCGACTAGGGCCCAGGCTTCTTTTGTATTCATATTTTTTACTCCTTGGTTTTTTTTATTATATTAAACTAATTTTTTTTTTATTCACCTTACATAATTGTCGCAGCTTGTTGCTTGACGCTTGAGTCAAGAAGCAGATTGACGCGCGACAAATTGTCGCAGCTTGTTGCTTGATGCTTTGACCAGCCCAGGCACATCCACCACCACCGGCCAGGACTGATCCCAGGACACTAGATTGAAGCCGGCGTGCTTTGTTTTAATAGCTCGAGCGACAGGCTTAACAGGTTATCACCTGCTAGTGTCCAGGGATCAGTAGCTGGTCGCCTTTAGGCATGTTATCTCACCAGCTCACTGATCCCAGGTCCAAAGTGTCTCCGTTCTTTTTAGGCAATGCCGTCTTTGGACCAGGGATCAGCACCCAGACGAAGACAGCCTCACAGTGAGGGGTTTGACGCTGAGTCTTTACCCGAGAGTTTATAGTTTTTAAGGTGCGATAAACTCACAAATGAGGCACCATTCTCTAATTCTCTTTAAGCATTTTCTCTAATTCCTCCATAGTCTTATCAGTATGTTTATTGTACCAAAATTTAGGAAACAACCCGTAATAGTTTTTGGTATCTTCTACCTCATCTATTAAAGATGGCTCCTCCCAAATTTCTCTTTGTGTATCAAATTTATTTAAATTAAACATAATGGAATTATTGCACGAAAAAAAATTTTTCTAAATTCACCAAATTGTCGCACCCTGAAGCTTGAGGCTTGATGCTTGAAACTATGTCAACATGACAGATTGTCCTGCGACAAAATGTCGCAGCCACTTTAGAATTATTCTAAACTGCATGCGTCAATGTGTCATATTTATGTTTCACGTGAAACGTGCTATAATACGATTTTAACAATTAAATATAGGAGTAAAAAAATGCCGAAAAAAACTTATACAATTATACATTCAGATGATTTATTAGAACTGAATAAAATTGCAAAAAAGAAAAATAAAAATCAATATATCCCAGAAGATATTTTGAAACAATTAAAAGGTAAGATTGTAATAGTATCACACCAATTTCCTCACAATGATGTTGAACAAAGATTGGTTTTATTTGCAGGAGAAAAATTTCCTACTTTACTATTAGATGTTGATTTCAAAAACATGAATAAATTAACACCATTAGAAATACATTAACTGCGACACTTTGCACAATGGCTTTAATTAGCCATTGTGTTAGTATTTCATCTTAACCAAAAGGAGTAAATAATATGCAAAAAGAAAAACGACTAACACTTAATGCTGAAAAGCGTAAAGTGATTGCTGATGTATTTCAAGACCATTTTGAAAGTGGTTCAAAATACAAAGCAAAACATAATGAGGCTATCCAAACTTACAATGATATGCGTTCTATTGCTAAAACAAAGATAGAGCAACTTGTAAGATTTCATCAACCTCAAGAAGATGTAGATACAATTCGTTCTATGATTAATAAATATGGCGAAAGAAATGGTGGCGAATTGCACCATGATAATTGTTTCTATGTCCAAAACTCAACACCTCGTATGGATACCGACTATAATGGCAATCTAAAAGAAGTATTAGATGATGTTCATATTCAGTTTAAAGCTGATAAGAGTTTTCTAACTTCTTATTATAGAGATGAGTTGAGATCAAAAGGTCTTGACGCTGATTATAAGGTAAGACTAGCCAATGACTACGACAAAAGAAGTCCTAGTTATTATAATGCTGAAAGCGAGATCAATAAATATCTCGGCTTTAGTAATGACAATAACTCAAGTTCAAATCAAACTGTTAAATACAAAAACAGTTGGGAAAATGATTTTAAGATTTGGGTAATTGGAAGTTCTTATTGTCATAATCGTATGTTCCAAACTGATAGTGAAAACTACGAGTGGTTTAAATCGTTTGAAGTTGCTAAAGAAAATGTTGTCATGGCACATGAAAAACTTTTCAACCATGTTGATGAAAAAATGCAAAAGTTAAAGTTAGGTTTAAAATCTTACCGATACTTTGATCAAGCAAAAGAGTTAGCTGATAAACTCGGAGTTGCTCTAAATGAAACTGTCCTTGACGCTCATAGTTCAATGGCACTTTCAATTTATAGTCCAACTAATCTAGCCGATCTTTTAACTGATGAAGTTGAATTGACTAGAGATGAAAAGATAGCGATTGCAAAAGCACAAATGAAAGAGCAATTAGTTTCACACAATTAATTGCGACAATATGTACACTAGCCCTTAATGGGCTAGTGTGTTAAGATACGATTATTAACCAAAGGAGTAAAAAATGAAAGTAGAAATAGGAACAAAGTTCAAGATCGGATACAAAGCTAAAAAACATAATGATGAGTTTATTTGGCGTGAGGGTATGTGGACTGAGGGTTGTGGTTTATGGACTGCTAAAAATGGTAAAACAATTTTAACATATTGGGATATTGTTCAAAATGGTTTTAGAAACGCAACTCAAGACTTTGTATTTATGACAACACCAACTAAAAATAATAAGGAGTTAAACTAATGGGTATGTTTGCATTACCAATAATAATTGCGACAGTAGGGTTCTTTGCCCTACTGTCAATAATTTTAATTTCAATATTTAATGGAGATATATAATGGCTGATGAATATGTATATTGTCATGGCACAGAGTGTCATAAAAAACATACTCAAGATAGAATAAGAGGTGTCAAGGGTTCAAAGGTTCTAAGAACCAAAAGAATCAAACAAGATGTTAATAGTAGTTGGTACAATCCAAATAATTTATATAATTATTTTTGTAGTATGAGTTGCTATAATGATTTTGCACACGCAAACATTCAGCAAATTATTGCGATTGCACCCAGAACCGAGCCTCTGGAAACACCAATTAATGTAACTAAAGAAAAAGTAACTAGTCATTGGAACCCAAATCACACTTATGTTGAAACTAAAATAACCGAGTGCGACAATATTGACAATGGCTCTTAAAGAGCCATTGTGGTAAGATTAGGAAATTAACCAAAGGAGTAAAAAATGTACTTAGTAATAGAACAAACAACATATGAAACAGTAACAGATTTATACATAGTTAAATCTCAAGACGAAAGTTTCAGCAATGCCCAAAAGAAAAAAGAGGCATTGGAATTGTTGAACGAAAAACAAGACACATATTATTATGTGTGTGCATTACCAGTTAAAATGCAAAAAACTGCATAGTGCGACACAATGCACAATGGCGCCTAACGGCGCCATGTGTTATTATACGGTTATTAACTAGGAGAAAGAAAAATGAAAACAAAACAAATAAAAAACTTTAAAATGAACGACAACACTTACAAGATGAGAAGATCAGTAATTAATATGATTTATGAAGTAAAGAAAGTATTTAAAACTTTACCTAGAATTGAAGTTAGAATTGGAGAGGCTAGAGATCATAATGTTTTAGGTGTTGCTCAATTAAAAGATAAAAAAATTTGGATAACAAAAAGAGCGGTTGACATGAGCCAAGACGCATTAAGAAATATTGTGTATCATGAAATTGTACATGCTGTAACAGGGTTCGGACATGATGACAAATGCCCATTAATGAAACCAACATTAGATGGATATTTATTAAATAAAAATGAATGTATGAAGTATTTAAAAAAGTATATTAAAGAACATACAAGTGCGACAATATTGGCAATGGCGAGTTAATCGCCATTGTGCTAAGATACGATATTAACAAATAAAGGAGAAATAAAATGGGACAATTAAAACAACAAACAATGATTGATGCAACAGAGGAGAGAAAAAATAGATTAAATGGTCAATCTATTTTACTTACACCACATGAGGCAAAAATTCATGATGATATATTTATCAATGAATTAGACGCAACATTGGAAGACAAGAAAGTTGGCATTGATGGACACTCTAAAAAATGGGAACTAGTCCGAGAGGGTTTAGATTATTTTAGAGAACACAACGCAGAGGCGTATATGGTATTACTAGATTAACAACCTCCTAGTGTTAATAAGCCACGCGACAAAATGTCGCGTGGTGCAACAACATGTGACAAAATGTCACATGCGACAAAATGTCGCAGGCGCCTGCGGCGCCGGAACTGTACCGCTCGCTTCGCTCGCGGGGACTCGCTCGCTTCGCTCGCTCGAGCGATAGAGGTACCAACCCATTTTTAAAGTTTGAACTTTCTTGTTAATTCTATTCGCTTGTAAATTATAGGAGTCTCTATATACTTAGTAATATATAAGGTTTTATATATAAGTAACCCTAAAATACTTTTGGTTATTTGAAAACATATCTGAAAAAATTTTGCAAAATTTTTTTTCGAATGCAATTATGGACAAAGAGAAATTAAAAAATTTAGATAAGCTGCCGCCTGATATTAAAAGGCAATTCGCTCTTTACATGAATAAATGGAAAGAGAAGAAAAAAGAAATAGATATTAAAAATGACTTCATGGCTTTTGTTAAACACGTATGGCCAGATTTCATAGAAGGTAGACATCACAAAGATGTTGCTAAAAAATTTAATGACATTGCCAATGGTAAAACAAAACGTGTTATTATTAACATGGCACCTAGACATACTAAATCTGAATTTGCCAGTTATTTATTTCCTGCGTGGATGGTGGGTAGAAATCCTAAATTAAAAATTATTCAATCAACTAACACAACTG